TATAAAGATTTTTGTTCTAAATTAACATCTAAAACTCTGCCATAATTTGTGTCTCTAGTTTTCATTTCATCATCTACTATGATTAAATCTCCAGGGCGACATAGTAAACTTTCCAATCCAGCTTTAAATTCAACAGATTGATTTTCTTTAATGGTTTGATAAATTAGATGCTTCCCCATTCTGCGAGCCATCGCTCTAGAAGTTACTCCATTTGTGTTGATAGTAGTTTTTAATACTCCTCTTTTTCTTATGCTAGCTTCATCTTCTACAAATTCTATTTTAGTTTTGAAATTATCAAATCTATCTAGATAAACCACTTCAACTGTATTAAACTGCTGATCTCTTCTATTGTTTGTATAGCTAAAAAATCCATCTTTAACATTAGAGTTTGAAAATGTAGCAATTGGAGTTCTTGGTCTATCATCTAAAAAATGAACTTCAGAATTAGAAAAGAAAGTTGATCCTCTGAATAAATTTGAAACAATATTAATTGCATCAAAAACTTTAATATTATCTTTGAACATGATGTTGCAAGAATATCGAGGCTCTAATCCACCAATACCATCAGAAACTCCTATAAAATATCCATCATCATTAACGCTATCACAAAATCTTCCAATTTTATAGAGTTCCCATATATTAATTTGAGACTCATCAATGTATCCACCTAGTCCATATCTCTGACTAGTTAAAAGATCGTAAAGAATCCATGCTGGATTATCAGTCCAACCATCTTTAAATGTGCCATCCCAGTCTCCTACATAAATTTTTTGAGGTATTTTATAATCGCTAGCTTTTGAGATGTACCTTCTATCGCTGCCATTAGAATCAGCTAATGGATAATAATTTGAAGGAATTTTAACTACTTTTAAACGGCAATCATAAGATCTATCTGGAATAGATCCAAAAGATCTTGAGTCTAATTTTATTCCATTAATTGCAGAAAATGGATAAGATAGATTAGAATCAATAATTTCAGTGACTTTAATTAAAGAACAATCCTTGCTAATTAAAACAGAATTTGTTTCTACTGAAACTTTAGTTATTTTAATAAATCTTTTTACTCCAGAAATATTATCTTTTTCAGTGATTGGTGGTAATTGAAATGGTATTCTTTGTGCACCAGGTCTACGAATAAAATCGCTACCAGGTGCTCCTTGAAAAATATAATCATATCTGCTACTACCATTATATACAAGTTCGGGCCACCCAAAATCAACTAACGTCATGCTCTCAATCTGAGCAACTATTGAGAATTTTACATCGCCAGATGGATCTTGAATTCCATCGCGGGTGACTCCCCAAGTTACATTAATGACTAATATTGCTGGAATTGAATCTCCAGCTTGTAATTTACTGCTAGCTGCTTTAGCTGGATCTCCTGGAGTTATATTAACAGTATCTTTTAAACTAGAAATACCCAATGTAAAATATACGCTAGTTACATTTGGATTTTCAATAGTATGAACTATTGGAACGTCACCGTCATCAAAGTTACTCTCTTTATCCCAATTTGAATAATTTTTTGTGTTATATGTTGGATCCGATAGTTTTATTTTTCCGTTTACAATTTTTACAACTTTGACTTCTCCGTATTTATTATATGCGAGTTTTCCTCTGCTACTTACTGTAGTATTTCGAGTATCAGAACTTCCTTCTCTATTTCCTCTTTCTGAATTTAATTTAGCAGGTCCACCATTTCTGGCTGGATCATTCTTTCTCATAACGGTATATTCATCCCAACCATCTTTGATTCTAATATCTTGCTTCACACGTTGTATCTCACCACCTCTTCTATATGCTCCATATAAGGGGGCATTATATTCAAAATCAACATGAATATTATTAAAATACTTTAATGGATCTTGAAATTCCTTTCCATTTTTAAATTCGCATAAAACATTAGAAAAATTAAATTTATCACTATTAGCTCGATAAGTAGATCGCTGCTTTCTAATAAACAAAAGCTCAAAATTTTTATTTTTTAATTGGTCAATGAAGTCTGGAAAAAACCAACGTGCAGTTCTCCAACTTCTATATTTTGCGTCTGCACCAGTGCCCCATTTAGCCGTTTTTCCAGTACTACCATCAAGGTTATAATTATCTCCAGTACTATTTTGCAAAGTTAAAGGAATTTCTAAAATGATACATCCAAAAAATAATCCAGTCATTTTATCTAGATTACCTTTATAAGCAATATTATCATTTAAATATGGAGTAACTAAACTATGAATAGTAATACCATCTGGTAAATTAGGAATAAAAACTGAAAATTCATCTATGTTTTCTGAGTTTGGAATATAAATTGAGCTATCTGAATTTATACCTTTAGCTCCCCCTGCATAATCAGCAGAATCAGACCAATTATTATCACCTAATTTAATAATAATAAAACATTTATTGCTTGGTCTAGTGCTTCTGATAGGACTTGATAATGGTGCAAATTTAGCTGCAATCGTTGTATCTTCTGAATTACTAGCATTATTTTCATCAAATTTTTGAACTAGAGCATCATCTGTTCCTAAATCATATTCAGTTAAAAACTTATTAATAATATTTTTTTGATTTCCAGCATAAGTTGATATAGGACGGGATGAATTGATAGTAGAATCGGTAATTTTATTTAACTTTGTCAAATAATCTGATAAAATTGATCCATTGCTATTTAACGATCCTCGGCTATAATGAACTTCAATAGTTGATTTTCCTATTTTTTGATTTTTTTCTATAGTGTTAGTTTGATTTGAATACCATGGAACACTATCATCAAGTGTAGCTGTGGAATCTTTTAATTTTAAATACAAACGATTACTTGCAACAGCAACATCTTTATTGTAATAAGTTGCAAAACTATCAGAATCTATCGATGCAAGATCATTGCTAATAATTTTTGCATGATCATAGTAAGGGGGCACGCTAAGACCTCCAAAAAAATTAGAAAAAACTGGTTGCCAAGGGTTATAGTCAGCGTTATTAGTATCATTAGATACTGCATCAGTAAAAAGTAATGTGGTCTTTTCTGACTTTTTTCCTTTATTTTCTAACCATGGAAAAGAAATAGCAGCGAAGCGTCTTTGTTCACTATATGCTGCTGCTGATTCATAATTAAAAAAACAATTTTTGAGCTTATCACTCAATAAACTTGTTTTATACACATCCTCTCCATCTATTCTCTCTGAGAAATTTTTTAAACGAGCATTAAAATCTGTAGAATCTATTTTATAAATATATGAAGTTTCTGCATTAGTATTAGCGCCTGGAGTCGGAACAGTGGAAACTGCTATTGGAGTGTTATTCAAATAAACAGCTTGAAATATATCAGTACTATTAACCTCTTCTCCATTTTGATTTACCAAGCTATGAATAGGACCATCAGAAATTAAATCAATAATTTCAACTATACTATATGAACTACCAACTGAAAACTTTCCAATATCAGGAGGACGTAAAACTGTTGGTTTTGGTTTTGGTTTTTCTCGTTTGCCTCCTGCTCCAGCAAAAATTCTCTTTTTAATAAAATGTTTCATATTATTATCTAACTAATATTGAAGAATTAGTAGGGCGGTCTGAATCTCTACGAGTTAAGTCATTCAAAACACTATCTTTATTAGGATGAGATTTGATAGATGCTGAAATGACATTAGATCCAATTCTTAATCTGCCATATCCAACAGGAACTGGAGATCCCTGATCTGCCACATTAGCTTTGCTGCTAAAAATAAAAGATTCTTTAACTCCTCCAACTTCAATGCTTGGAGCTTTTCCAGCTTTTTCTGCATTTGGAGCTAGCATCATTTGAATTCCTATGCTTAATGCCATGGCTCCAAGTGCTCCTAGTAGACCAGCACCAAATGCTCCTATAGTTCCTATCACTGCTGCTGTTGTAGAGGCATATAATGCAATAGCTCCAACAACAGCAACTACCACTCCAGATCCACAAATCATTGGAACGATGTCAATAACTCTTGGAGCTTTTTTAATTTCTAATTCTAAATGTTCTTTTACATCTTTTCCATCAACAATAATTGCATAATGAAGTCCCTCTTTTGATAAATCCATCACTCTTTTAATAAAATTAGAGCGATTCATATTGATAGCCATTATAGCATCTTTTGGTTTTCTAATTTTTAATAAAAAAACTTCGCCAAACTCTTTAGCTAAAATTCCATGCAAATTGATAGTAGTCATTTTATTTGTTCCTTAAACCCTGTAACTAGTTTTACATCATATTGTTGATTTTGTGGCTCATAAAAATAAAACTTTTTCGAATTGATTGAAAAAATCATAAATGGCACACAACAATTTTCTGACATTTTGATGTCAAATTCAGATGGATTCTCATCTCCTACAACATGACTATGAAAAATTGCAATTAAATCGTAAGAGTGTTTGAAATTTAAATATTTTGCTGGACTAATTGAAAAAAAGTTTTGAGGATCCAAAGAGATATTTTGCTCAATTTGAGCTACATATTTTTTTAAATATGATGAATATCCAATAAATCCACAAATTTCCATTGATTTATTTTTATAAGACTCATTGCTTATAAAATTTGTAATTTCTAAAACTGTAGAGCTTATAATTTTATCTTGCATAACGATCTGTTGCTGGAAATCCACCAAATGGCAAGCCAATTACTGGATTTCCAATTTCTTTATAGTTATATACTGGAACCTCTGAAGGTATTTCTATTTCTAAACCAGTATAATACAATCCAGTTAAAATTAAAATATGCCTGCTATATTCTGTTATAGTGCTGGCGTTAGTATACGTGTTATTCTGACTGCTATTATATACTATATAATCATCAGGGTTAGGATCTCCATCTTCTTTTCGTAAACTTTTATCTATAAAAGGTGGCTCTGTACTTATATTCCACCAAGGTGTAATTATATCCATGTCCCACCAAGCGTAAAGATTTTTTATCGCAGGAGAATATTTATTTACTTGAGAATAACTTTTTGGAAAAGCGGTAGTAGGATCATCTGTAATAATTCTGTTAGAAGTAAACTCAGACCGTCGAGGATCATCTTCAGTTGATTCTGAAGTCCAAATAGCAGTTGATCCTATATACATGGGAGAAGTGTAAGTTATTCCCCTTTCATACTGCTGCCATTGATTAATTCCAAAATATAAATTGCCAATTCCATTTTGCCTTATCGGATCTTTGAATAAAAATGACTCTCCAGAATAACCAGAAAGAACCTCTGCTACATCTGTATAATATTGAGCAATAATATTTCCAAGACTATCGTAGATTCTTATTCTTGAATCTAATGTTCCATAAGGAGGAGTAGTACTATAAATGTAACCTGGGGGATGATTTTGATAGCTTTCTAAAAATAAACAAAATCTTTTTTTATCAAAAATATCTTGATAATCTCCATCAATTGACTTCTCGGCAATTTTAACAGGTCCAGGTATGAGAACTCCGCCTTCACCAGTTAAGAATTTGCCATCTGATCCAGTCTCATCTTGTATATAAGTTGTTGCAAAATCGCAAAAAACTCGTTCTCCAGATAAATATAAATTAATGCCACTATATCGATTATCATCTTTAATATTATGAAAAAGATTAAATGGAATTGTTGGGTCAACTCCACTTGGAAAAATTCCCCACATTCCAATTAAAAATCCTTGTTTTTGATGAACTTTATCTGGACTATTAAAAGTAGTATTATATAGTCCATAGCTGATATTATTACTAATCAAATCTACTTCTGTTAATCCTACACTTCCAGTGCAACCGCTAGCAGCTATTTTAACTCCTGTTACGCCCGTGTATGAAAGATTTGTTATAGATGACATGGAACCGCCGCTCGCAACAAAGAATCCTGTATAATTAGTAGGAATTCCAGAAATGGTAATATTAGCAAAATTAAAATTATCAGTCAAACCTGTTAAATCATACAAATTGATTCTATTAATTTCTCCTGTTGGAAGATTATTAAAATAAATAATTCCACTCTCTCCACCAGTTCCAGCAACCCAAGTTGAATCAAAATCATCATCTCCAACATAAGTTGCGCGTTGCAGATTGCCAAGAGTTCCCAACTCCTCATCTCCCGTTTGAAAATACTCACTAGATGCTGTAATGCCTGTGAAATGATAAGCAATATTATTAGTTGGATTTAATGTTTTAGATGAAAAATCAATGTATTTAGTATAAAACGAAACGTCTCCACTCTTTTCTAGAGTGTATGATTTTTGATTAAATCTTAGTTTACAAGCACTTAATTTTTTTGAGCATCCATCTTTTATCCAGTATTGTGAATTGTCGTCTGGTCTTGTTGCATCGCTAGACTGATGAAATTTTTGACAAACAAATTTAATTTTAACAGGTTCTGTATATTTGCTGCCATCATCTCTAACTTTACTAATATAAATTTTTGGATTTTCCAAGTAAACGCCAACTCCACTTTCATAAGATCTGGTTGGATTCCACACCTGCATTGGACTTTCGGTAGTTTCTTGATATTTTATAGTAGTTCCATCTTCAGTTTCAACTGGTGGACCATCATAGTTACATCCTTTTCCTCTATATACCCATGAGCAATAACGAGATAAAATTAAACGATTATTAAGTTCAAAATTATCCAAATCTAATGGTGAAGTTAGTTCAAACTCTACAAAGTTTTTATTTTCAGTAGTTTTTTGACTAATAATATAAGACTCGTTGCTAATTTGAGCCGAAGCATCAGCTTCTCCCCAAGGATTTCCACCATCAAAATTAACATCATCAAGATATTTAACAAAAGTTCTTTTTCTAACAACTTTTGAATATTGAAAATCGCTATTGCGAATCAATAAGTCAGTCATGAAATAGTCTTTATTAGAAATTCTAATTTTTGGTCTGGGCATTTGACCATTAGCATTAATTTCAAAACCTTCAGTTTCCACTGGAACTGGCAAATATGGCACTCCTTGCCAAACTATTTTTTTGTTAAAATTTGATCCTCCATGAAATGCAATAAAAGAGTCAGCTTTATCAATTGTATTGAAATATAGCAAAAAAAACTCTACAATAGCAGTGGGTTGCAAATCCATCAAACTACTCGCTATTTTATCTTGACCTTTTCCCATATTATAATTTACACTATGTAACTATGATACTCATAAATTATGAATTTTAAATTAATAAATCAATTTGATGCGGATTTAACAAATAAAATATTTGAATTTTGTAAAATTTCCAAACCACTAGACTTTTGCTTAATCTCATCAGCCTACATCCGCAAAAAGAAAATTATTGATTTTATTAACTATTTAGAAAGCGAGAGTTTTAATTATTTAATAGTGTCCGATGAGAATGAAGAAATTTTTATTTCATTAAAAAAAATAGATGATAACATAAAAATACTTTTTGTTATGAATATTTCATTTAGACACTCAAAGATTAATAAAGCTTTGGATGAATTTTATTCTTTTCTTTTCTCCGAAAATGCTCAATGCGAATACATTTATAGCGATATTTCCCGCAAATTTAAATTAAAAAAATATCTTTCTTGGATTAACAAGTATGCAAAATCGTGTAAAGTAAAGTTTGACAACGATAAAATTATCGCTTACTGGTATAAACAACATGTTGAATAAAAATAAATTTGATTCAAGCGGAAAAGCTTTAGAAATGGGTCAGAATGCTGAAAAATCCTTCTCTTTTTGCGCTGAAGCTAGAGGATTTAAAGTTACGAAATCATCTTTTAATGATGAAATGAATCATATAGATTTTTACATTCAGTCTCCCGAAAA